TGCAGATGTTGTTGACCGCGCTACCGGAACACGCTAGTATGATGCGAAGCATTCGTGTTTTCAAACGTCCATTGCGGACGTGCTGGAGCGGAAAGTGATTAACCCAAAGAAGGGCGATATCTGGGAGTTAAATGGCAACACCGTTGAATGGCTTAAGGATATGCAAGTCGGCGACTGCATGACGGCGGATATGATGCTTTACAATGCGGAAATGCCAGTAGAGGGCAGCTTTATCGAGCAAGGCTTTCTCGATATGCTCGTTGATGACTGGGAAATTAACCCGGACGTAAAAATCACTCATCGCTAACGCAACTCTCCCCCAATAGGGCAAGAGGTAACAATATGGCATCGCGCGGCTATCGCGGCACAAAGGCAAGTCAAGAGGTCACCATCTCAACACTTGCGCTCTGGGCCGCTATCGAGGCGGTGTATTGATGGCTACAGTCAAGTGGAGCGAATATCAGAATGAAATTCCCAAGTTATGTTCTGATGGGAGAGGTAATTTCTGGGTCGAATTGCGCGGGGAAAGGATTTATAATCTAGCGCCTTCATCAATCGCTATTGAGGCGAGCCTCGACAGTATTGTGATGTGTCACGTCATGTTCGCTTGTGGAAAGCCTTGAAACAGGAGCAGCACATGCCAGCAGGCAGGCCAACAAGCTATAATGCAGATATTGCAGACCGCATCTGCATGTGGATCGCTGAGGGTAAGTCCCTGCGTTCGTTCTGCCGCCAAGACGAGACGCCGGGACTTTCAACCGTGTGTCTGTGGATAGTAACTCATCCGCAATTCATGGAACAATACGCACACGCAAGGCAAGCGGGCGGCTACGCACACGCTGACGATATCATCGACATTGCCGATATGGTGCGGGATGGATTGCTTGACCCGAACGCCGCCCGCGTCATTCTCGATGCAAAGAAGTGGAGCGCAGAACGCATGGCTCCCAAAGGTCACATGCCTCAATCTCTGGTAAACCACCAAAGCCCAGACGGCAGCATGTCACCCAAGTCCGGCCTCGACATATCCATGCTATCCAAGGAAGCGAAGGCGGAAATCCTTGCAGCACATGACGCACTTGGACAGGGAGACGATTGACCAGATCGAGCGCAGCCTATGCGCGGAAAGTCTGGCACATTTCACCCGTCGCGCGTGGCCGCACATCATCCCCGACAAGCTGATTTGGGGCTGGCATCTCGACGCCATTTCCGAGCATCTGGAGGCGGTAGCAAAGGGCGATATAACGCGGCTTCTAGTCAACATTCCGCCAGGAACGTCCAAAAGCACGATGGTGGGCGTCATGTTCCCGGCTTGGCTATGGGGGCCGGGTGGGCAACCGGGCCATCGCTACATCGGTGCCGCGCACGAGCAAGGGTTGGCTGTCCGGGATAACCGCATGATGCGGGCGTTGGTCACGTCCAACTGGTATCAGCGCCTTTGGCCGCTGAAAATGACCGGCGACCAGAACGAAAAGCTGTATTTTGAAAATGAACACAGAGGCTTTAGGCAAGCCTGCGCTGTTGCCAGCATGACGGGGCGGCGCGGGCATACGATCACGCTTGACGATCCGCTATCGCCGGAAAAGGCACACTCGCAGGCGGGCAGGGATACCGCGATCCGTGTCTTGTCTGAAACCATTCCGACGCGGCTTAACAACCCGGAGAAATCGGCAATCATCGTTATCATGCAGCGGTTGCATGAGGCGGACCCGGCAGGGCATATTCTGGCAAACGATCTTGGTTATGAGCATCTATGCCTGCCGATGGAGTTTGAACCGGACCGCCGATGCACAACGTCGATAGGCTGGACGGACCCGCGCAAGGCAGAAGGCGAATTGTTGGATCCGACAAGGTTTCCGCCGGACGTAATCGAGCGCGACAAGCGGGCAATGGGCGCTTACGCGTGGGCAGGACAGATGCAGCAACGCCCCGCCCCGGCGGGCGGCGGCATATTCAGGGATGAGTGGTGGCAATATCTGGACGCACATCCGCCGATAGAATGGCGCGCGATTTACGCAGACACGGCGCAAAAAACACGTGAGGCGAACGACTACACCGTCTTTCAGTGCTGGGGCAGATCGCGGCAAGGGCAGGCGGTCCTTCTGGACATGGTGCGCGGCAAGTTTGAAGCGCCTGAGTTGCTTGAAAGAGCAAGGGCCTTCTGGTCCAAGCATGTGGCGCAAGAGAGCATGGGGGCGCTCAGAGCCTTCAAGATCGAAGATAAGGTAAGCGGCACCGGGCTAATCCAGCAACTGCGCCGCGAGGGCAAGCCGGTCTTGCCGATCAAACGAGACACGGACAAATTGACGCGAGCGCATGACGCCGCGCCATACATTGAAAGCGGAAATGTCATTCTGTTGCGCAGCGTTCCGCATTTGTCGGACATGCTGGCCGAGGCATCCGCTTTCCCGAATGGCTCGCACGACGATACGCTGGATCCGATGATGGACGCGATAGCGGACATATTGGGCCGCAACGCCGTGCAGCCGAGGATAAGGGCGCTCTGATGGGATTATTTGACTTTCTGCGCCGTCCGCCCGAGACAAAGGAAAGTCAGACGGGCCGGATCATGGTCATGAACCCTGGTCAGCCCGCATGGAAACCGCGCGATTACAAGTCATTCGCGGATGAAGCCTATGGCCGCAACGTGGTGGCCTATCGGTCAATCAACCGCATCGCGGACGCGATCGCATCGGTCAAATGGACTCTGTGGCGCGGTGAGCAGGAGATTATCGAGCATCCCATCCTGACGCTTCTGGATCGGCCTAACCCGCTGCAATCCGGCGACCAATATATCAGGGCCAAGATCGGGTTCCTGATGCTCTCTGGCAACGGCTTTGAAGAACGGGTCAAGGTTCGCAACGAGGTCAAGGAACTATACCAACTACGCCCGGATCGCATGACGGTCATTCCCGGCAACAACGGTTTTCCAGAGGCGTTTCAATACGAGGTAAACGGGCGCAAGGTGCGGTTTCCGGTTGACCCGGTGACGCTCGATAGCGATGTGCGGCAAATCCAGTTATTCAACCCGATCAATGACTGGTATGGGCAAAGCCCCATAGAGGCGGGCGCTTACGCTGTCGATCAGCACAATGAAAGCATGGCCTGGATGCAGAGCCTGTTGCAGAACAGCGCGCGGCCTTCCGGCGCTCTGGTCATGACGGGCAAGGACGGACAAGGCGAACTGACGCAAGAGCAGTTTCACCGGCTCAAGGGCGAACTGGAGGAAAATTACCAAGGCAGCGGCAACGCGGGCAGGCCGATGCTGCTGGAGGGCGGGCTTGACTGGAAGCAGATGGGCTTGAGCCCGACCGACATGGGCATACTGGAAACCAAGTTCAGCGCCGCGCGCGATGTGGCCTTGACGTTCGGTGTGCCACCGCAGCTTCTGGGCATTCCCGGCGACAACACCTATTCCAACTATTCCGAGGCGCGGCTGGCGTTCTGGGAAGATACGGTCATTCCGCTTTTGTCTTTCATTGGGTCAGATTGGACAGCATGGCTGGCAGAGCCTCTTGGGATGGAATTGCGCCCCGATCTGGATCAAGTCCAGGCGATTGTGGACAAGAAGCACAAGCTCTGGGACATGGCAGACAAGAGCCTTGATCTGACGATAAACGAGCGGCGCATTCTCAAGGGGTTTGAGGAAATCGAAGGCGGCGACGTGTTGCTGGTCAATGCAAGCCAGATCCCGCTTTCCATGGTGTCTGAGCCGCCCGCGCCCGTCGCGCCACCTGTCGATGAGCCTAATGATGAATTGACGCCAGACGATATAAAGGCGTTTATTTATGGCGCAAAAGGAGAAATGAAGTGAGCAATCCTTGGACTTCAGCCGGGGGCAACCTGACCGGCTTGGCGAAAGATATCATTCCGGTGACGCCCGCGAATGATGCGGATATCGCGGTGAACACAGTAGCTGTCGGCATTATTTGCAAGGGCAATGCCGGAGACGTTGTGATCATAACGGCATCCGGCAATGAGCGGACATACCCGATTGCGTCAGAAGAAACGCTCCCTGTCGGTGTTTCACGCGTTAAAGCGACGGGCACAACCGCAACTGGCATCTGGGCATTTTTGGCGTAAGCGGTGGCCCGACTCATTGATCAGGACCGGCAGCGTGAACAGCGCAGGCAGTCGCTATTGCTGGACCGGCTGGAGGCACAATTCAGGGGCCGCATACAACGGGAATTGATCGCGGCCATCCGCGAGGCAATGCGGGTTTATGAACTAACCGGGGAAGTGCCGGTCATGAATGACCTGCGCCCGCGTCTTGAAGCGGTCTATCGTCAGATGGCGGAAGTCAGCGTCAGGACATTCGGCGCGCGGGTGATAGATCAGGGCAAGGCGTTCCGGCCCGATCTGGAACGCAAGGACTTTGCCGCCACGTTCGCGCGGATTGCCGTGGCTTATATCGCGCAGGAAGCCATCAGGCGGCGCATAACGGCGGTATCGGAGACCACGCGGGCGCAAGTGGTCAATGCGGTCACGGCTGGATTTGACGAGGGGTTGGGCGTTGCGGAAATCGCGCGCAGCATTAACAGCCAGGTGCAAGCCTTCACGGCCGCGCGGGCTGCAATGATTGCCAGAACGGAAACGCATGGCGCGGCGAATTACGGGGCGCAGGAAGCGGCAAAGGAAACCGGGTTGCGGCTCAAAAAGGAATGGGTTGCGGCGGCGGATGAGCGGACCCGGCAGGATCACGTCGATGCCGATGGGGAACTGGTAGACGAAACAGCGCCTTTCATCGTCGGCGGTGAAGAATTGATGTTCCCCGGCGATCCGGCGGGCAGCGCGGCGCAAGTGGTGAATTGCAGATGCGCCGTTTCGCATGTGGTCATTGACTGACACTTTCACGAATTTAATGGAGTTGGACATGCAGCACAAAGATGCGGCGCAAGTCATCCATCACAAGAGCGCAGCTTTTGAGTTGAAGCGCGAGCCTGATGCCGATGGCACCTTTGAGGGATATGCCTCTGTCTTTGGCGTTCTGGATCAGGGGATGGACGTTGTAGCGCCGGGTGCATTCAAGCGGTCACTCGCCACAAAACGCAAGGTCAAGATGCTTTGGCAGCACGATCCTGGCAAGGTGATCGGCGTCTGGGAAGAAATCCGCGAGGATGAACGCGGGCTGTTCGTCAAAGGGCGGTTGCTCAATGACGTGGCGCTAGGACGCGAGGCAATGGCCCTGATGCGCGCTGGCGCTATCGACAGCATGAGCATCGGATATCGGACTGTCGAGGCGGAACCAGAAGCAGGCGGGCGGGTGCGCAAACTGGTTGATGTGGACCTGTTTGAGGTAAGCGTTGTGACGTTCCCGATGAACGAGGCCGCGCTTGTGACGGATGTCAAGGCGATCTGCACGGAAAGAGAATTTGAGGCGTTCTTGCGGGATGCAGGATACAGCCGAAAAGAGGCCGCAGCAATCACGCTGCATGGCTTCAAGGCGATCACCGGGCAGCGGGATGCTGAGGCGGATGGTGCGCAAATCGAGGGGCTCGCGTCCCTTGCAGAGCAAATCAGACAGCTAAAGGAGAAAACCCAATGTCTGACGATCAAAAAGTAGACCTGACCGAGGTCAAGAAAGCTGTCGAAGGCATCAACAAAGCCTGGGACGAGCAAAAGAAGGCCATCGCCGAACACGACGCCGAAATCAAGAAATTCGGCGCGGCGCTTCCCGAGACTGAAGCCAAGCTGAAAAAGATGGATGAGGACATGGCGCGCCTTCAGGCGACCGCCGATGAGGCTGTTCTTGCCATCAAGCGGTCGCAGCGTGTCGTGACGGATGCCAATGGCAATCCGATTGATTACGATGCCAAGGCGCAGAACTGGGCTGACGTGGTGGCGGTTGCCTATGAGCAGCGTCCGTTCGACATGAACGCCAAGGGGCTGGCTGAATACCACGCCGCTCAAGGGCGTTACATGCGCAAGGGCGCGGATGGTCTGTCGGCAGACGAGCGCAAGGCTCTGTCGGTTGGCGGCGATCCTTCGGGCGGCTATGTCGTGCATCCCGATATGTCGGGCCAGATCGTGACCAAGGTGGATGAAACCTCGCCCATGCGGGCTTACGCATCCATCCAGGTGATCGGCACTGATGCTCTGGAAGGTCTGTTTGACCTTGAGCGAGCATCGGCAGTGTGGGTTGGTGAAACGCAGGCGCGTTCGCAGACCGATACCCCAAACATCGGCAAGTGGCGCATCCCGGTCCACGAACTGTCGGCAATGCCTGCGGCAACGCAGAAACTGCTCGACGATGCGTCGATCAACATGGAGTCGTGGCTGGCGCAGAAGGTGGCGCTGGAGTTTGCGCTTGCTGAAAACGCGGCTTTCGTCAGTGGCAACGGGGTTGAAAAACCGCGCGGCTTCCTGACCTATGCTGCGGGCACCACGCTTCCCGGCACCATCGAGCAAATCAAGACCACGGTCAACGGTGACTTTGCCGCCGCGCCCGCTGGTGGAGATGCGCTGATCACGGCGCTCTACAGCCTCAAGGCCCCGTATATGGCAAACGCCACGTGGTTCATGAATCGCACTGTGGCGGCTGCTGTTCGCAAACTGAAGGACAGTGACGGGTCGTATCTGTGGCAACCGGGCATCGCGGCTGGTCAACCGGCAACAATCCTCGGGCGTCCGCTGGCCTCTTTCGAGGACATGCCGAACATCGCGACCAACAGCCTGTCGATTGCGGTGGGCGACATGCGCGCGGCCTATCAGATCGTGGACCGGGCGGGCATCCGTGTCCTGCGTGATCCCTACACCGCCAAGCCTTTCGTGCTGTTCTACACCACGAAGCGCACCGGCGGCGATGTGGTGAACTTCGAGGCAATCAAGCTGATCAAGTTCAGTTTCTGATGAAATCGGGCGGGGCCAATACCGGCCCCGCTCTTTCCGCTGGTGAACCTGCCAGCTCTCTCTAGCGCGAAGGGGTAAAACAATGCGCGACTTTATTTCCAACGTTTCCACTGTGGACATGTCTACTGACACGCTTTCCGGCATCACGCCGAACGCTTCTGCATGGCTTGATGTGCGCGGATATGATGCCGCTACCATCGAAATCCTGACCGGAGCGGTTACGGACGCGGGCACGGCGGCGGGCTTTACCGCCACGCTTCAGCACTCCGACACGACCGCTAACGGTGACGCGGCTAACGTATCGGCAGATGAAGCCGTCAATGGCACTGTGACCGTGACGGTGACTGACGACGCTGCGGACAACGTGGTTGCGGGTGCCCTCGGGTATCTTGGCAACAAACGCTACATCCGAGTGAACTATGTCGGCACGACCAACACGGCGGCGGTTGTCCGCACCATTGGTCGGCTTGGCCGTCCGCACCGCGCACCGACTACCTACATCGGCGCATCCGTCGCGGCAACCTGATCTTTGCGAGGGGCCGGAAAACTGGCCCCTTTCACAAGCACAGGGATAACTCATGACAAAAGTCAGGATCACACACCGCGACGGATACCGCTGCGCACCCCACGGCCACACGGTCGAGACCTTCGCATTTGGCGATATCGTGGATGGGCGGGCAGCGGATCTGGCTTTGGCGGCTGGTGCTGCATCGCCTCTGTTTCCTGAGATGGAAACCAAGCCCGCCGCGCCTGTTCAGGTCAAACGGGGCAGACCCAGAAAGGCCAAATCATGAGCCTGAGACCTGTCCGGTTGTTCTACCCGCAGCGCGGATCGGTTCGCGCCGTCGCGCCTGCTCTTGAGCCTGTAACAGCGGCAGAATTAAGAACGCACCTTGTCGAGACTGTAGAGGGTCTTTCTGATACTGCGGCAGAGGCGTTAATTTCAGCCGCTCGCGAGGAAATCGAGGAAGTCACCGGCATTGCGATGATTACGCAAGAGTGGCGATTGGCGCTGGACGCATGGCCGGGAAACCCTGAACCGTGGTGGTCTGGCACACGGCAAGGCGCGATCAGCGAATTGCGCGGCGCGCCCGCTACGCTGGCAATCCCGGTTTATCCGTTGCAGGGCATCGACGCCGTGACGGTATTCAATGAAGCGGGCGCATCATCTGCGGTGACTGTGGCAACCGTCTTTGATGTGGACACGTATCAGCGGCCAGGGCGGTTATCGCTCAAAGCTGGTCAGACATGGCCTATTGCCCTGCGGGACACAAACGCGATCCAGATTGAATACACGGCTGGATTTGGTGACGCGGCGTCGGACGTTCCCGCGCCGCTCAAGCGGGCCGTGCTGCAAATGGCGGCGTATCTTTACGAGCATCGCGGCGATGGCTGCACACCGGGCAATGCCTTTCATGCATCCGGCGCGGCTGACATGGCCAAGCGGTATC